CGCCGTCTGTGTACGTGACATTGCAATCATGTCCGTTGCGAAGACCAAGAAATTTCATAACGACTCCACGAGAAAATAACGTATGCGAGTATTTATACTGCGATAAAGATGGTCGGCTCGGTGGGGATCGAACCCACACGACCTTGCGGTCACGAGATTTTAAGTCTCATGCGGCTGCCAATTACGCCACGAGCCGAGGATCGGGAGTGAGAAACCATACAGGCACATCGCGCAGTTTCCATGTGGCAAACGACGCTTTTGCGCCGCGATAATACTGACGATACGCGTCTACGGTCGCGTCCCATCCGCCGGTGCGCACTCGATAATCATCTGGCATACACTGCGGAGGTGGAGTCGCGTGACCTCCGCCAACGATAGCGGGAACGTCTGCAAGCAGATCGCGTAGACGTGAAGAGCCATGCGTCTTGCCATAGCGATACGTATATTCATCCCATGTCGCACACGCCAGCGCATACGTCCATCGATAGTGCTCAGGATGCGCGGCGACCCATTTCGTCGCGGGGTGATTTTTGTGTGTGAGTTTGTAGACAGAATCTTGATGTGGAGAATTACACGTGTGGTGGGCGGCCGAGAGTAGCTGCGCATACTCGATGCTCATCTTGCAAATATGTTTATCGCACTGCGACTCCGCGGCACGACGAGGATCAGCATCCAGCACAAACAGATTCATACGTATGATTATATCAGATCAGAGCGTTCGCATCCATGCCGCATACGTAATTGGCAGAAATGGTATACTCTGCCGAACATACCACGTTTCATACGTCTGTGACGGGCGTTTCCAGAACACGTCACATACCGCAATTTTGTATCCGTGTTCAGTCAAGAATGCCGTGGCCAGTTCGTGATAATTAGCGCCGCGATACCGATACCCATCGTGTTCAAACGTAATACAGTCGAATGTCAGTCCTTGCGCGATGACGCGTTGCAGTGCCGCAAACGTATTATGCGCAGGTTCGATGTCGCATGACAAATAATTGATATGGATGTCGAGCCCCACGTCATGCAGTAATGTGACATAGTCACACGTCACCGCATCTGCCCAACAGACGGGATTCGATCGTTCTCGTTGCCATGCGTCCGCATACTGCGTATCAAGTTCGACACCCACTCCACGCCAGCCTTGCTGTTCGAGTCTCAGCGTGTTGCTGTATCTGCGTGGATGATGGGCGCCGATTTCAAGATACGTACCAGACGGACCGCACACACGAAGTGCGAATTCGTCTTGATACGATTGGGCATTAGTTGCCAACAAGTACGTCTCTACGGCGTGTCATGCGTTGCAGCGTAACCAGCTTGATCGGACGTAATAGGGCGTCATCGTAGTTCCCGCCAAACATGAGAAATTCACGATGTCGTCGTTCAACGAGGATCACCGCATGGCGTCCACGTATCCGTGCGGTCGTGAGGAAGTCCGCGACTCGAACTGGGCGACCCGCGTCGATCTTCCGAATAATCGCCGTGTTTACGCGCCCCACATTCCACGCGAGACTCATGAGACCATCGAGCATCGGCTGTGTCAGCGGCGTACATACACTCCCGCGTACGAGTGTCGAAAACCCATCAAGCTGTCGATCAAATTCAATTTCGACTTGTTCAAGTGTCACTCGCCGTGGCCAATGCGACTTGACCGGCTTTCCCTGCCACGTGTGCATACCGTAACCGATCGCATATCCTTTGCTATCAAAGTGTGGTGTCAGGGTCAATCCCTCGTACGTACGAATGAAATTCTTGCCTAGTTCACTGATATCCATCGGCTGCATACCGCATCCGTTATCAGACCATCGCGGGCCTGCATACGACTCAGCGTTCACTGTAGCATTTGGAACAATAGCGAGCATCGCCACGGCAAAAACACCGATAGCGATACGTGTTGATACACGCATGAAAACCTCCTGTATTAGTGATTATACACTACGCGACAGATTATACGAAGCGTTCTGTTGCGTACTTCGAGATCCAATAGGCATCCGCAATATCGGAAAGCGGCGATTTTGCTGGAGATGCGGTCTGTGCGGTACGTGGAAAAAACACAGACCGCCATGCCTCGGCAGGCGGGTAGACATTGAGAAATGCCTGAGTCATGCGGGATTTGTCCGCATTGCCCTTACCCGTGGCGAACTTTTTGATCACTGTGGGTGGAATGCTTTTGACAGTATAGCCACTCTGAAAGAGTAGATACTTGAGCACTCCCGTGTGTTCGCCAATATGAAATACTTTGCCGGTTGCACTGTACGCGTAATCTTCAATCGCGACAGTACGAACATTGGATCGCTGACGTAACCATTCGATGAATTGATGCGCGACGAACTCCGCTCGCGGCATCATCTCGGTTGTGGTGATGACGGATGTTGAAAGTGCGTCGAACGATGGATACACCCGATCATGGGCGATCCAAAATTGCGGTGTATCACTGTAGAGACACGCCGCCGGACACGTCATTGAATAGTCCACGCCAACAATCATGTTTACTCGCTTTCTGTTACGTCATCTTCATACTCGTATTTGTCTTCATTAAAATCGGTATCGAACAACGCAGTGTCGTCAATATCATCGTATGCCATCAAAATACCTTCACCGCAAAACGGACAGAACTGGACGGATTCCACATTCTTCCCGTGTATGGTGCAGTTATTTTGACAGTCATTGCATTCAAGCGTAATACGTTTCTTCGACATAGAACACAACTCCTTATGTACGGTTCTCTATTTAGAGCTTAGAGATGCTCCGTAATTAGATCCGAGTATGTGTGCGATGGCTGTAGTCCAATAATACGCGCCACGATCTGGTTGTCCTTCACGTAGAGCACGGTGGGCACACTCTTCACGTCATACGTGTCTGCTGCGGCTTCGTCTTCATCGACGTTGATCTGTAGTAGTTCCACTGCGCCTTCGTGAGTCGAGTTCGCGGTCGTCACCACGTGTTCGAGTATCGGTCCAAGTTTCCTACACGGCGCACACCACGGTGCCCACAAATCGATAATCTTCAGTATTGCCATTTCCTCTCCTTAGCGTACCGGACACGCGCCGCCGACGCAGTCATCATCGATGCCGATATTAGCCTCGGTGATCTGATTAATTAGTGTCGTCTTTGCAACGAGTTCGTTATACTCGTCTTGTGTAATTTCCGTATATGGTGCTTGGAGAAATCCGTGATCGCTATGCAGCAAGAAGCTCAAGGACTTATGATTGTCAGAATAATTCCGCGCCAGATACTTCTTAATCTCCGACAGTTCTTCCTTACGATAGTAGACGGTGCAGGACACCGAGTTGTCACTCCAGTTCTGCTGAATCTCCTTCACCGTCTTCAACTGCTGAATCGCGGTCATATCCTTCGCCAGCACAGTGCCTTCGGGAAACGAGAATGGGAATGACACAACGACGGTACTATAATCGTGACTTCCATCGAAGTTCAGCCGATATTCGATGTCGTATCCGTGTGCGCGACATACCGCAACGAGTGAATGATTGGAGGCCATCGAGATACGTCGAATCATATACTGCGCGTAGCCGGGATGACATCCCGGCGTCACACCAGGCAGCAGCGACAGCGTCCCACTCGGCTTACAGGTGGTGAGCTTCACACTCTCGGGGAATTTATGTGCCGCAGAATACTCCTTGTCATACTGCCGCAAATTCGTGTACGCCGATGAGAGCCAGCCCTTCTGCTTCGCACTTGCTTGGAGATAGCCCGTCACGCCGATACCCATCCGCATGTTCTCGTTGACGATCTTCTCGGTCTCCTTATTGTGGCAGCCGAGCGCAAGACTGTGCTTGTTGACGCGATAGAGCAGTCTCAGCACATCATTGAGTTCCGCCTCAGTCTCGATGTTTGACAGATAGATTTCTGCGAGACAACAGGTCTCGAAGTTACCGAGCGATTGTTCAGCGCATGGATTGTAGCCAACAACCGTCGGATCGGGATAGTCCGTATCACCAAGACGCCCGACCTTCTTCGACAGTGTAAGATTGATCAGGCCGTACGGTTCGCCCTTGCCTTCATAGCCGTCCCAAAAGAAATCATGAAGCTGTGAGATGTCATCACATGCCACACTGTTGTTGCTCATCGAACGCCATGGCGGAATGTTACCCACGTCCCATCGCTTGGCGAGCAGATACTCGATGTCATCGGGATCGCCAATCGCCAACTGTGCAGATCGACGCACGTTGCCGGCGACGACGATGCTGCCGATGATGTTCATGATGTCGAGACAGTCAATGGATCGCATCGACTTCCCAGTACGTTTCTCCAGAATCTGTGCGATGTTCGTGATGCCATCGTAGAGAATCTCCGCACCCGATGCCACGCCGCCGAAGCCCTTGATAGGTGCGCCCTTGCCGCGAATCAGTTGCGTGGAGTACGTAAATGTCGCCGACTTCTTTCGAGCGAAGGCGGACTCCAGTGTACGTTCGAGGAGCGCCACCCATCCTTCACGCGTATCTGGCACAATAAAGTCTGCGTCTGCGGAATCGTGTCGCGTGGGACCGACAAAGTTCTTCTTCACGAACGGGAGCTTGCTAACATGCTCTTTCTGAATACTAAAGCCCACACCACTACCGAGCATGAGCATATCCATCGCCCATGTGAATGGGCGTACGGGCGTATCGATCGCCACGAAGGCGCAGTTTTGCAATGACGGAAGACCCAGTCGCTCGATGGTCGGTGTGCCCAGCTGCCACAAGAATCGACCCGCAACGGTGCCCTTGAGCTTCGTCATGTAATAGCGCAGACGATGCAGTTCATCGTCAGCGAAGCCGCACTTCAGTTGGGCATTTGCAGCCGTCACCACACGATTCACCGTATCTGACCATTCCTCCGTGGGACTGGCGATATCCCCGTCATCGAGACGACGGGAGTAGGTGCGTTTATAGGTGAGATAGCCCACGGTTGACCATGGTGTTTCATCGGGATCAAAGGGCCCGGCTGCGGGAAGATGACTTAACTGCAACATGCGACGACTCCTGAATCAAAATTTTATTGGGGTGTGGGGATAATTAGTCAACGCT